AATCACCGACTTAGTTGAGTTAACCACTCCGACCACAGATGATGTGTTTCCTTTGGTAGACATTGCAACCAATAGCACCAAGAAAGCACAACTTGCCAACCTCCCCATCTCAACGGCTACTCAAACGGCTTTGGATGCCAAACAAGCAACCCTTGTTTCAGGTACAAACATTAAGACCATCAACTCCACTTCGTTGTTGGGTTCGGGAAATATTAGCATCGCTGCCAACCCCGCTGGAACGGCTGGACAGATTCAGTTTTCTGATGGTTCTGCGTTTGCTGCGGATTCTAATCTCTTTTGGGATAACACCAATAAAAGGTTGGGGGTTGGTACGAATTCGCCTATGGCAAGATTACACGCAAAAAGCGAGGGCGATACAGTTGCAACTACTATTTTCAGAGGACAAAATTTAAGTGGTAACGATAGATTGGTTTTGTCTTCAGACGGTAAGTTTGTACTTGCTCAAACGGGAAACAGAAATGTAGAAGTAAACCCAGGGGGATACATAGTTGTATCTAATTATACGGCAGGTCTTAATGTTACATCAAAAATTTGTGCGGGTAGTGGAAGTGGATTGGCGGCTCAAATGGGAGTTGTAGGCTCAGGCTCAACCTCAGCCACTACCTCTTTGTTGGTGCAGAATAGTTCGGGGACGGAGTTGTTGAAGGTTGCTGATAATGGGGACTTTACTCAATTAAATGGAAACATTTGGAATGTTAAAGGTTACTCTTATTTTCAACTTGCAACCGCTTTGTCAATTTTCACAGTCAACAATCAATACGGAAGATATTATGGGACTCCTTTTGTTTTTGGGAATGTAGTACCTGAAACATCAGCACACCTACAAGTGGAATCTACCACCAAAGGCTTCCTCCCACCCCGAATGACCACCACGCAAAAGAACGCCATCAGTTCCCCTGCTGAAGGATTGATGGTGATGGACATTACAACGCATAAATTGTGTGTATATGACGGAACTTCTTGGGTAGATTTGCACTAATGCAGAAGGCTGGAATTTATAGAATTTATTGGGAAAACAATCCATATTTTTATTATGGACAAGCAGTCAATTTGAGTCGCAGAAAATCAACTCATTTGAATAGCATCAAAAATGGAATTCACAAAAACGCCAAAATGCAATCTATCTACAACAAATATGGAGATTTTGTTTTTGAGCCTATTGTTTATTGTGATACAAAACACCTTGACTTTATAGAGCAAAGATATTTAGATGAATTTTTTGGGAATCCAAATTGCTGCAATCTTTGCCCAAAAGCAGAAAGTTCAAAAGGAAGAAAATTAACAGAAAAAGGATTGGCTGCTATACGAGAAGCAGCAAAAAACAGAAAACCTATAACTGGCAGTAGTAATCCTTTTTTCGGTAAAAGTCATACAGAGGAAACTAAAAAGAAAATATCTCAAAGTAGAACAGGCCGAAAATTTCCAAAAATATCAGAAGCAAAAAAAGGATTTAAGGCATCAGAAGAAACCAAGCAAAAATTGTCTAAAATGAGAAAATATGGTGGCGCACCAAAAGCCAAACTCATTATTGATACTAACACTGGTGTTTTTTATTCTTGTGCCAAAGAAGTTTCTGATTTGTATGATTTAGTTCATAGTACATTTAGGGCTAAAATGAATGGCCAAAGACCAAACAATACGCAATTCAAACAAGTATAATATGTATATTAAAATAAATGCCTCAGTAAATCTTTCAAGCGGTTTGTCTATCCCTGCTGGAAGTGTTGTCACTATTGCCGAGGGCTATGCTGACATCAAGAGTCAAAAAGATGGAATCATCCCTGCACAAGTTGCCACCTTTGTCTATGCAAGTGAGGCAGCCTACACGCAAGGACTTGAACCCGTTTCAGGCGTATCTGACTTCAACCCTGTGTTCAGTGGTTTGGAATTGAGCGTTTCTGATTACGCCACCAAGACGGCCGAGAGTTTGTTAGTTGATGCAGTCAAAGGTGCTTTGATTGCTATCTACGGAGAATCAAATGTTGAGATAGTTGGCTAAGGCAAAGAGCAAATCGGTAGGTGTCAGCAAATACAAACCGAGAAGAAAGGTCAATCGTAAAGGAGTGCATTCTAAGAACAACCCACCAGCGAAGAAATATCGTGGACAAGGTCGGTGATTTGCTAATTTAAGATATGAAGCTTCCAGTCAGTTTTTCAGAGTTCAGCAAAGACCCATCAAAGGCTTTGACTTACCTGATGATTTTTGCAGTCATCTTTCTTTATGTGAGAATGGAGGGTCAAGACAATTCCATCAACACAGGATGTGAGGACAGATTGACAAAGTGTGAAAACAAGCTCGACCAAATGTCTGTGATGCTTAAAACTCAGGACTCGCTCTCTGCCTCTTTACGCTCTGAACTGAACACCTACAAAAACTTGGGAATCATCAAATGAAATATCTCATTCTGACAGCACTTTTGGCAATAACTGCAACACCTCGTTTAGAGACGGCAGACCCATACAAGAAATACGACTTGGTTCTTGACCACGCTCAAACAAACATAGAACTCACAAAAGCCTCTATAAGCGAAGCAAAAGCAATGACCGAGGACAAGGTACAAGAAATCCAAGAAAGTGTCTCAGAAGCCAAGGAAATGGCTAAAAAAGTAGAATTGCTTGAAAGAGTGTGTGAGGTTTATTCCGTTCCTGTCCCTGAATCAATGGAGGAATTGGAATATGAGAAACAAGCCGACTCAATCCGAGTGGCCAATATGAAACGAATCAATGAGAAAAGTAATTAATTTTTTGAAAAAGATTGTCAGCGATGGCAACGAGGTCTCATCCAAGCGAGTAGTGGGAGTGTTGGGTGCATTGGTTCTTTTTGGAACTATGATTGCCAACTCTTTTTCTCCACTTGAAATCGCTCCTTCTGCTGAATTAGTAGAGGCAGTTGAGTGGGTGACTATCCTTTGCTTGGGCTTCACCTCGGTGGAGAAATTTTCCAAAAAGGACTAACCGCTATTTATAAGTGATGGAAGGCCATTTTCAACGAGTGTCATTTGTGGAGTCATCGCTCCCAAAGTTCAAGGAGAACAAGAGCAAAGGCTTCATCACTTTTGGGGAGAACAACAAATATCCCTTTGAGTTGATTGACCTTTTCAACAAATCTCCGAAACACTCAGCAATCGTTACTCAAAAGGCAGCCTATTTGGCTGGTGATAAAACGCAAATCATTGGTGGTAGCACCGAAGATATGGCGAAGGCTCAGGACTATCTGAACTCAATCAACTCTTATGAAGGATTGGAATCTCTTAAAACTAAGATTGCTCAGGACTGCGAGTTGTTCAATGGTTTCGCTCTTGAAATAATCTGGAACAAAGCCAAGACCGCAATCGCTGAGATTTATCACTTGCCTTTTCAGAATGTTCGCAAAGGTTTAGAGATGGACTTTGTCTATTCTGAAAATTGGGATTCTTCTCGCCCTGAACTGACCTATTATCCAAAGTGGAATCCTACCACAAGAGAAAACAAACAACTCTATTACTTCAAATTCTACCGAGCAGGTCAAGAGATGTATCCTTTGCCTGACTATGTAGGGGCATTAAAGTACATTGAGATTGACACGGAGATTGCCAACTTTCATCTGAACTCTATCAAGAGTGGCTTCTCTGCTCAGACGCTCATACAACTCTTTAAGGGCATCCCAACTCCCGAAGAAGCTAGAAAGACTGCCAAGAGATTTAGAGACAACTTCCAAGGCACAGACAACGCTGGGTCTGTCATTATCCAATATAACGAGCCAAACGAAAACCCATCGGTGATTAATAATCTTGCACCAAGCGACTTTGACAAGTTGTTTGTGGAATTGAACCGCCAAGTTCAAGAAGAGATTTTTGTGGGTCACAAGGTCACCTCTCCGATGTTGTTTGGTGTAAAGACAGAAGGTCAGTTGGGAGGCAGAACAGAACTTGTAGAAGCCTACGAAACCTTTCAAACTTCCTATGTAGAGCCTCGCCAAAAGCAGATTGACTCTTGTTTGTCTCACATCTTCAAATACATCGTTCCAGTTAAGTTGGAAACCAAGAACAATCCTCCGATTGGCTTGGACTATGTGTATCTATTTGAGAAAGGTATCATCAGCAAAGAAGAAGCCCGTCAAGAATTGGGAATGTCTGTTGAGCCTTTGACTTTTTCATCTCAGAATCCTTTTGGATGGGATGATGACAATGATTTGAAAATCTTTGAGATGTTCGGTGAAACCTCGGATAAGTTTGAAGCTGTTGAGATGAATTTTGCCAATGCTCTTCAACTGATGATTTTGTCTTTGATTCGTTCCAATCCCGGAATGGTTCTTGGTGACCTTGTCGCTCAAATTAAGGCCGACCCTGCCATCATCTCTGATGCTGTGGCATCTCTACAAAGCGAAGGTCTTTTGGGTGAATTAGAAGGAGGCTATGAGGTTTCTTCTGAGGGTCTTAGTGAATTGGAAAAGAACAACATTTCCGAGAACTTGGAGGTTCGGTATGAATACACCAAAGCACCGGGCGTGACTGGTACAGAGGTCATTCCAACAACAAGAGAGTTTTGCAAACGGATGGTTGGTTTCAACCGACTTTATACGAGAGCCGAGATTACTCAGATGAGTGCTTTGCTTGGGTATGATGTTTGGATGAGAAGAGGTGGA